TTTGTAGCGATAATGAGGTTAAAATGAAGTCGTCAAATGTTCCTAACACTTTACGAATCTCTTCATTCGTACCTGTTCCATATGTGGAGTTGAATCTAGCTGCTCCACTTAAATCCACTTCTTCACCAGCATCATCTATCATATAGAATCTAACCTTTACTGGACATTGATGTGATACTTTACCATTCTTATGATTCACACGTTTATACTTAGCATCTCTTTCTATCCAATAATCATTACCATTGATTTCTAAATTCAACTTAGCCTTAAATGTAGTTTTCTTTTTGTTCATTACATCCAACGCTCTTGTGGTTCTACTACATACGTCATATATTGTGTAAGCGATTGCGTCCATTATAGCCGACTTACCACTATGATTAGGAGCAACTACACCAATCGTTCCATCTAATTTTGTAAAGTCAATCTTATTCCCTTTACCATAACAAAACATATTGTCAAATTCAAATGATTTAATTTTCCAATCTACATTTCTTGTAATATCACCATCGTATATCTCAGGTGAATTATTAGTCATATCATTTATTTCTTGAACTCTTTTAATTGTAGCTTCATCAATATTATCAACATTTCTTTTCAAGAAATCTTCAATTAATTCATTCTGATAATTAACATCTCTTACATCACCGATGTCCAACTTGTTTTCTCTATCATCACCAATTGAAATATTATCTTGTCTTTCCGTTACTATTTCTTTTAATTTAGGATATTGTTTTCTTAAACCAATTTGTATGTCTTTGATTTGTTCCAATGTAGTGTTTGTAAATTTTATTTTAACTCTACCTTTGGGTGGCATGAATGTTAACTCATATGGATTACCTGTTGTTGAGTTTTGTATTTCACCATCCACTACATTTAATATTTTGTACCCATAATCATTTTCTACTTGATGATATGTAGCTTTTCTTTTCTCTACATCCCATAATAAAAATCCGTGACTTGGTTCTTCTGAATAATTCTGTTGTATTAATGAACCAGGATATGCAATTGTTTCTTCTTCATTTAAGAATTGTCTTTTGTGTATATCACCCAACAACACCATATCGTATCCAGCAAATGTGTCATTCGTTACTCTATCATCTTGAACTTGAAATCCATTATCATAAAAGTGTTTATCCACTCCACCATGAAACAATGCAATCTTTGTATTCTTTAAGTCTTTTGGATTTGGTATAGTATGTGTTATCTGTTTTCCCTCTTTATCAATATCAAATATAGACAATGTAGCGAAGTCAATGTTATCCATTGTGTAAACACCTGTCTTTTTCCAATAATGTAAATTAGGTGTAATTTTTTGAACTAAATCCACGATAGGTGAAAGTGTATCTTCTCTTGATTTGTTATTCAAATTACAATCGTGATTACCTGGTATAATAATAGTAGGTGCAATCTTACATAATTCTAAAAAAAAGTTTGCAACCATTCTAACTTCTTCAGGTGAGGTATCTAATTTTCCGTGAACAACATCTCCCCCAATGTAAATCACATCTGGTTTTAAATCTTTTAATTGTTTGTATAGTTTTTTAAATACTTGTCTGTATTCTACAAACCTATGTAGTTTACGAATATGTATATCTGCTAAATGTGCAATTGTTTTAATCACTTAGTTTCTCCATCTATTTGTAACCATTGTAAGATTTCCATTGTTTGTTCAGGACCTTCCGTCTGAAAATATTTACAATTATTTGTTTCTTCCATTAATTTTGCAAGTGGATAATCATTACCACCTTTTTCTGTTCTATCACCTATAAAAATGCATTCATTAAAATCAATATGTTTTATTATTTGTGATTTGTCCATACCTTTAGGATATATGTCAATTGATATTTGTCCACCCAAAACAGCATCTAAATCCTTAAACTTGTGTTTTAAAAATGTACTAATTTTTTTTCGTTCACCTTTTTCATTATCCCATTTAAAAAAATCTTCTCTTTGTTCTTGTGTGCAATTTCTACCCACAATACTAAAGTTTACCATTGAACCTCTGTCTTCAATATGATTACCATAACGATGTGGATATGGACTACTCATTAAAACAACTTCTAATGAGTTTTTTAATTTTGTTGATAGTTCAAATTTGTTATCATAAATTAATTCATTATCTCTCCACATTTGATTTCCACAACAAGTAAATATTGCTTCTGCTCTATCAATATAAGCAATTGGTAATTGTTCTTTTGTTTTATCTAAATCACTACCCGTAACTAAATAGTATTTGTTTTCATTACTCCACTTATCAAAGAATTTAGCAAACTCTTTTGTCATTTTTAATCTTGATGGTGTTAATGTTCCATCTATATCGAATATAAATATTCTATCCATATAACCTACCTTTTATTATATCTGAAAATTTTGATTGTTGTGTTGTATTGAGTAATTCCCAAAACTTTGTGAAACCTAATTCTGAAGGGTCTTTATCTTTCATATTTAATAAGTATGTTTCAATTCCATAATCCATTAAAAACTTACTTAACTTAATCGCATCTTGTCTTGCATCTTCATCTAATGCTACATATATTTGTTTTACTTTTTTTTCTACTAATCTTGTCACTAATGTTTTACTTGGAAACTTACCTAATAAAGGTATTACATTTCTTCTAATTGCAATAGCGTCAAACACACCCTCACATAAAACAATAGGTTCATTCCAATTTATAAACATTTCGAAACACACCGTATCTTTTGACATTGGTGGATTCTTGTATTTTAACTTACTATTAGGAAACATATCTCGTGCAATAAAGTAATTCAATTTACCATCAGCATCATAACTTGGTATAATGATACGATTCGAATAACCATTAGAAGAACAATAACCTATTGAATAACGAAGAATATCTATACCACCTATACCTCTACGCTTTAAATAACTTATAGCATTTTTGTATAATGGGTCTGTAGATGGTTTCCACAATGGTTGATAACATTGTGGTAAACTAACATTATATTCTGTCTTTTCATCTTTTTCATTTTTAACACCTTTATAATCACCAAGTAATTTCAATACCTCTGAAATGATTTGTTTAGGTGCATTTATCTTACGAAGTAATATACCAATCTTATGTCCACCAGCATTACAAACCCAACAATGCCACTTTTGTGTTTCAAAGTTTACTTGAAGTTTTTTCTT